GGTTGTGGTGAAGCCGCAGCCAACGAGTTAACGGAACAGCGTAAAAAACAGATTGCTCCAGTGTATAACAAAGGAGCTTATCAATATATAACTGAAAACGATTTAGAGACTATCGGGAGGTAGCTCTATTACTGCTTTAATTCGGCTTGGTCGCGGTTATACTATATATAGTTAAAAACTAACCATTATTTAGAAAGGAGAAAGCAATGGAAAAAGAACTAAAAGAAATTATCGATATGTTGAATAAAAACGAACGTCGATTAGTCGGTGAGGATGGCGGAATGGCTTTGAATGTACTCGCTACGCATCTATCGCCTGTTGGTATTATAAATGCTGGTCGTATCGATTATGGCTTCGGTGGTATTTGTGATCTTATAATACGAATCTATAACCACGGTGATTGGAAATTTGTAGTCCAGGAAGATGTTGAGGCAAAACCAGTGCATGACGGTGGTACAGTATATACAGGGACTGTCGATTTATACAATATCAATAGCAGGGCAGTATGAAAGACCCAGACAATATGTTATTGTTCTTTATGTTCGGTTTAGTGGCGTTAATCATAGCGTCGTACGTTGCTTTATTTCCGCTAATTCCTAGCTATACTATTTATAGTTAAAAAATAACTTTTAGCGATTAACTAAGAAAGGAGAAAGATATGAAAATATTTACTAAAGAGCAGATTGCCGCTCAGAACCAAGGCATTAATGACGCGAAAGCAGGTTTACCTTGTGACGCATCGTCAATACGAGTAACAGCGACTTACTTCGGAAAGTATGTCAACGATTACTACAAAGGCTACAAGCTAGGCTTTGCAGAGATGAAGTTAGAAGCTAGGAACGAAGATTATCAATCTACGATACTAGAAGATTCGACTGATGAAATAGAGGATCTGTCATACGATGGATTTCCTAATTACGAATCAGCGTGGGCATAATCATGGATAACGTATTTATAAAAACAGGTTGTCAAAACATAGAAATCTCTACTGGCGATAGTCCGCAACGAGTAGAAGATATTTATGAGTCAAAAGATTACTTGACTGAAATTATATATTCGAAAGACTTAGGTAGTTTCAAACAAGAGGTTGTTCATGCAGACGATATGGAATTAGGTCGAGTTACCGAGCCGAGTAATGTTATTGTTCATGTAGAAACAAACGATATCTATAACTTTATTCATTTTGAGTATGAAGGCGGCACGGGGTTTAGTTTACGAATACCTGTATTAGTAAGCAACGAAGAAAGTGAGTCTACGCAAGGTGAAACTTTCGGAGTTACGGAGTCAGCGATCTACTACGACGAAAACGGAATGTGAGATACTCTACTCTATCTAATAAGCTTGACTCCCTCAAGCTTTGCCCTCGCTTATGCGGGGGTTTTTTATGTTCGGTTGTTAACAGTCGGACGAATCGAGGGCTCTAATACTGCTTTTAATCGCTTGTAAAATCGCGGTTATAATATACTTATACGCTAAAAAGGTTTTAGCGATTTTAACTACAAAGAAAGGAGAAATAAAATGAAAGAACTATATGATAGAATACAAATAGAACTTGATAAACATCGAGTTGACGAATGGCACTCAGTTATACCATTATCAGAGGATGGAGCGTCTTTAGTTGACGATATGACCGAGGTGAGTTATCCAGGAGGACACCAACAAAACGGTTTATTCTTACACGAGAATGAACAGTCTGAGATTAAGCCGAAAGATGCATATACTAAAACTGCTTACGGAATGATGTTAGAAGATAACGATTATATTTATAATATATTTGCGGTCAGTGGAGGATGTGAACATCATGAAGGTCATTTAGCTCAGATTACGAGACATGACAAAGAAAGAGAGAGCCAATGGGAATATGAAGATAAGATAGTCTAATCTTTGCCCTCGGTCAGCGGTGCGTTGGTCGGGGGTTTTTTATGTCTATCACATTCTATTAATCTATGTGTATTGTTATTCTCAAAATTAAAAAAGTTTTTGAAAAAAGTTTTTCAAATGTACTAATATCTCTAATAAACTAATAGATTCGTTCTGTAAGTCTCTTGGTTACTCTATTCTTTGGTTCTGCAAAACTAATAGAATTCTATTAGTCTATTAGAAACTATGGTAAGATTACCTAGAGGGCATGAGAAAACTATTTATTTGATAATAAAACTAATATGATTGTAATAACTTTATGCGAAGCTCGGAGGTAGAATGAAACAGCTGACATACACGTCATTAATGCCAACAGAAGACGGTAAAGGATTCGTTGACGATAACGGTAAGATTTGGCAGCCACTCAACTCTAAACAAAAGAAATTTTGTAAGGAGTACTTCAAAGGGCAAACAGCCACTGAAGCCGCGATAAAAGCAGGGTATACGAAGGACAGGAAGGGTGCGAAGACACAGGGAAGCGTATTACTGAATCATAACCCAGTTGTAAAGAATTACTTGATCGACTTGGAAATCGCAGCTTCGGAGAGAGACGCAGTTTCCCTGGAGAACCACCTCTCTACTCTACACGACCTCAGAGAGGAGGCGAAGGACCAAGGTCAAATATCCGCAGCCATCACAGCCGAGGTCCATCGAGGGAAGGCAGGTGGACTCTACATCGATCGACGTGAAATACTAACAGCGAAAATCGATCTGATGTCCAAGGACGATATACTCGATCGACTCGAAAACCTTATTAAGAAAAGAACTTTGGATGCAAAGATTGTTGAAGGAGAGATAGCCGCGGACTAAGACTCGTGCGAATCGTTCCTGGTGGCATAATCCTGGACTCTTTATACTGCTTTACTTTCGCTTGTATCTAAGCAATAATATACTTATCTTAAATAAAGGTTATTTAAGAATTAACTAAAGAAAGGAGAATTATTATGATAGATAAGAACTATCAAGCAGGAGCCCAAAGAGGGTCAATTAACTACGACGCAGTGATCACTTTGATCGCTACACCGAAAGGAAAGTTCCCACCTCAAGCAGGGAAGATCATCGAAGCGTTAATCGCTGCGAAAGATCACACCATGACGGTGGGTGAGCTGATCGGCACTGACGGTTCGACCGAGAGTGCATTGGTCAAAGCTGGATTGGTAACAGTCCAAGAGCCCAATACCATTTGGGCTCATTATAGAAAACGTTTGATCGAGGAGAAGCTGATTACTGTCAGCTAACCACGGTTAACGAACGAGGGGACTTCGGTCCCCTTTTTTGTGTCCGCTCTACTCTACACTCTACTCTATCACTCAATCTACTCTATCACTCAATCTACTCTATCACTCTATCCCTCACACTCTATCCCATTCCCTTCCCCTCTACTCTATATATAATAAATACATTCGTGCGAATCGCCCAGAAAGAAAAAAAGATTCGTGCGATTCTTATAGTTATTTAATCCCTAAAATCCCTAAAATCTTAGTTAATAAATAAAATAAATAAATAGGTTTATTTATATACAAGTAAAGGAGTTTAGTTATATAATAGGTTATTGATTAGGCAACTAGGCTACCTTATCAATACTTAACTAACTAATAGCCTAAGAGGTGTCCAACATGGATAACAAAGCAAAAGATAGATTAGCAGTCAAAACGGCTACTGCTAATGTAGATAAAAGAAAAGCCGAAATTGATAACATTGCCCCTATTGGTAAAAGTGGTGGTGGTGTTGCTCAATCAATGGTCTTATCATTAACTGATAACGCCATGAGTGATAGAGGTATTGCCCCTAGACAAGTACAACTTGTCTTAGCTTACCTCCATCTTTTAGGTGGTAAAGCTACGGTCAAACAAATAGATGACTTTAGCGTAACAGCTGATGATAGTATTGCATGGGTAAATGCTAGTGGTGATGCGTATGAACAAACACCTAGTAAAATACTACGTACCTACATATCTAAAATGAAAGGTGCTGACGCATGGAATAAATCTAACGGTGTTAACGCCTTAGTTAGCTAACCTCTAGCTACCTTACCTAAGGGCTACATTCGTAGCCCTTTTTTATGCCTACGATATAACCTACCCCCTACACAACACACACACCACCACCACACACCTAGCCTAACCTTAGCCCTAGCCCATAGGTATCAGCACTACCTCACCTAGCCCTAGAACGCCCCACAGTAACCCCTATACCCCCCTTTTAAAATTAGCCGTGGGTTCCCCCCCCCCCCCCCCCGGGGTGTGGGCCTTTTTTTTAGTAGTTTTTTTATAAAAATACCTGGTTAAAAAATTTTATAAAA